CGCAGAAGAAGCCGCGCGCGCCAATGGCGACAACTCCGAAGCTACCCGGCGCTATGTCCTTGCTGCGCAAGCAGCCGCCCGCGAAGCCGAAGATCAGGCCCGCGCCCTCAATATCCAAGCGAACAGCTATGAGAGGCTGCAGGTCGAAATCGACCGCGCAGGCACCAAGCTCGCTGGGTTCGCGGGAGCAAACCAGAAGGCGACCACGAGCCAGCGCGCTTTGGGCCAGGCTTCTGCGCAGGTCGGCCAGCAGGTGCAGGACGTCGTTGTCAGCCTTGTATCTGGCCAGCGCGCAGGCACGGTCTTCGCGCAGCAAATCCCGCAAATGACCTATGCGTTCACGCAGTTCGGCGGAAAGGTTGGCGCTGTCGCTACCGCCTTGTCCGGCCCTTTTGCGAGTGTCGCACTGGTTGCTGCGTCCTTTGGGCTAGGCCTGCTCATTGATGCACTGACGGGCGCGGACGACGCTGCCGGAAGGGCAAAGGACAAGTTTATCGACTTGTCGAACGCAACAGATCGTCAAAAGGCCTCTGTCGGCGAGCTGCGCAAGGCCATTGATGAATATAATCAGAGCCAAGAAAAGCAGACGAAGCTAACCGAGTATGGCATCGAACTCGCCCTGAAGGCAGCAGACGCTAATCTTCGCCAAGCCATCTCGAAACGCCAACTTCTCGCTGCAAACTTGAGAGAAGAGCAGGATCGCGTTGACTATTTGCAGCGCACGCAAGGCGGAAATGTCGATGCCAGCCTCGTCCAATCCGCTCAGGCGAAGATAAAAGAAAATGAGGGGGTGATTGCATCACTCCAAAGTGAAATTACAAATCGGACGATCGAGCTTGGCGAAATTTCCGCGCGCGCGGTCGACCCTCTTGAGGCGATCCGGATCAAATATGAAGGCATCGCGGATGCTGCGACACGAGCGGCGCGAGCGAATAAGGGCATCGCATTTGGGGCGCCAATAGGCGACGTCCTGACCGAGTTAGCAAAGCGCAGGCGGGCGGAAGAGCAGGCATATAGAGACGCTAGGCGCACCGGCGGCGGCAACCCCACTGGCGAACTGACCAGCTTCATTTCCCCCGTCACCGGCGGCCGAATCACGTCGACGCCTGGCATCCGCCGCGACCCCGTTAACGGCAAGCAGGCTATCCATAATGGCGTGGATATCGCGGTGCCGATCGGAACGAGCGTCCGCGCCCCGGCGCAAGGCGTCGTGATCGAATCCGGGACGATACCCGGATTTGGGGAGGCGATATTCATCGATCACGGCGCGGGGGTCATCACGCGGCTCGCGCACCTGAGCAAGCGCAATGTGGCCAAGGGTGATCTTGTCAGCCAAGGCGACATCATCGGCTTGTCCGGCAATACCGGAAAGTCGACCGGCCCGCATGTCCATTGGGAAACGCGCGTCAATGGCAAGGTGATTGACCCCCGCGGCAAGCGACTGCCCACCGACCCCCTCGGCGCTGCACAGGATAGCGCCGACATGGCCGAGAAGGCCGCCAAGGCCGCAGAGGTTCTCCGCAACAGCATCGACGCAGCCGGACAGTCGATCGCGCAGCTTCGCGGCCAGTTCGACCAAGCGCCGCGCGATATCGACAAGGCCAACGTCGCAGCGATCAAGCTCGACCGCATCCTTTCGGGCATCAATGACACGCTGAAAACCGAAGACCTGACTGCCGAGCAGCGGAAATCCCTGGAGGAATACGCCAAGGCTATTGATGAAATTCAGACGAAAGCGATCCCCGATTTCCTCAAGCGTCCGCTTACCGATTCCCTGGCCCAGCAGCGCGAACTGATCGCCGGGCAAAGCCTTCTCGTGCAGGGTCGGCAAGCAGAATATGATGTCTATCAGGACACGCTAGACCTTGCGCGAATGCTTGGCGCCGAAAGCCTCGATCAGCTCGAAACGCAGATCAAGGGCCGGAAGATTTCGCAGGACCAGATCGACGCCTATTATGCGCAGCGTCAGCTTCTCCGCGCCCAGAACATCGAACTCGAAAAGCAGCGCGATCAGCAGCAAATCCTGCTTCAGCATGTCGAGGACGTGCAGCGGGCGACCAAGGCGGCCATCTATGACTTCTTCGATGGCAAGGGACTGGGAGCCGCGAAGAATTTCATCTCTTCGATGATGGACATCACAAGGCAGCAGCTGACCGAAGAGGTTTTCGTCAAGATTTTTGGCGACACCTTCCGCAACCAGAAGCTGAAGATCCTTGGCCTCGATCAGGTCGATGCGACCGGCAAGGCGATGGCGTCAGCCATGAAGGTGACTATCAACCCGATCCGTGACCTTGGCGATGCTGCGGCAGAGGCTGTGCGCAAGATCCGCACCGCCGGCTATGCAAACGACAACAGCGCAGCAGCATCGATCTTCAACCCGCGCAGTTCGTCGAAGATATCCGGCGCGGGGCTATATTCGAACGACATCATTGTCACCGGCAATAGCGCTGTCGACAATATGTCGGGGGAACTGAAGAAGCTCAACAAAACGGCCGCAGAGGGCCTTGGCAAAAACGGCGCGCTGAGCAAGGGGCTAGCCGGTTTCGGAGATATTTTCTCACAGGGTATGCGCGGAGCCGCGATCGGCGAGGCCACAGCGGGCATCCTAAAAAGCCTCGGCATCAAGCAGAGCAAGACCGGCGCCCAGATCGGCGGTGCGATCGGTTCGTTCATCCCGATCCCCGGCGGCGAAATCATCGGCAGCATCATCGGCGGGACCATTGGCGGCCTCTTCAAGAAGTCCCCGCGCGGCTACGCGACCATCGGTGGCGGCGCTGACGGAACGCTGCAGGTCGTCGGACAGGGCGGCAACAGCAGCAAGGCGCGCGAGGCTGGCGTTCAGGCGGCAGGCGCAACGATCGACACGATCTACAAGATCGCGGACGCCCTTGGCGGCATCTATGACCCCTCGAAGGGCTCCGTCTCGATCGGCCGCAGCGGCGATAGCTGGCACGTCGACCCCACCGGGCGCGGTCGCCTCAAGAAGAGCCAGGGCGGCATCGACTTCAACGACGATTACGAGGCCGCGGTCAAATATGCGACGATGGACCTCATCAAAGACGGGGTTATCTCTGGGCTTCGCGCTTCGACCAAGCGGCTGTTGCAGCAGGGCAAGGACATCGACTCCGCGCTTCAGAAGGCCCTCGACTTCGAAAGCGTCTTCACGCGCCTCAAGGAATATAAGGATCCGGTCGGAGCCGCCCTCGATGCGCTCGATAAGGAGTTCACGCGCCTCCAAAAGCTGTTCAAGGAAGCCGGGGCCAGCGCATCGGAATATGCCGACCTCGAAGAGCTCTATGGCATTGAGCGTGCGAAGGCGATCAAGGAAGCCTCGGATCGGATCACGGCCAGCCTGCGCTCGCTCTATGACAACCTGACCATCGGCGACAATGGCCGCAGCCTTCGCGACCGCCTCGCCGCCGCACAGACCGCCTATGACCCGCTCAAGGCCCGCGTGCTGGCCGGGGACAAGACGGCCTATGACGACTTCGCCAAGGCCGCTCAGGACCTGCTCGACATCCAGCGCCAGTTCAGCGGCTCGCAGACGCCCTATTTCAACCTGCTCGACGAGATCACGCGGATCACGAAGGAGCGGATCGACGCGGAAGCCAACATCGCATCGATCGCGCAGAACCGGGATTCGCCGTTCTCGTCGACGGGGGCGGCAACCGGCGCCAACGATAACGCGGCCGTGGTCGGGGCGATCGGCGAAACGAACAACATCCTTCGCTCGATCGCCACGATGATGGCGGCGGGCGGCGGTGGCGGCGGTGGCGGCGGTGGCGGCGGCTTCAACACCGTATCGTTCCGATGATTGTCTTTCTTGAAATCACTCCGCGCTGGCCAGTTGACGCCTCGCCTATTCTCGTTTGCTCGGCCGCCGATCGCCGCGTGCAGGCGTGGGATGGCAAAATCTGGGCGGCCGCGCTCAGCGATCCGGGCGCGCTTTCGCAATCTCTGTTCAGTGGCGACATCGGGGCGTCGATCGACAGCGCAACCGGGCCCGTCGTCCTTTCCGCCAATCGCCTGATCGCGTCCTACCCCGCTGCTGAAACGGTGCGATGGGAAAGCGCCAGCTACAAGATGTGGGTCGGACAGTTCTTGGCCAGCGTTTCCCCGGTGTATTCCGATCACGGCCCATACGGGCTTTCGGTCAGTCAGGTGTCTCAAGGCAAGGTCGTCCGCTTCGAGGCGCAGGATGGGGCGATCAAACTGTCCCTCGATCCGGCTGGCGAAGCTGGCGATACCAAGGTCCTCGACCTTGAATATGCCGGGACGACCGGATCCGAAGGTGGAGCAGACCGTAAGGGGACGCTCAAGCCATGGGTGTTCGGGGTTGCGCTCAATGTCGAGCCGGTGCTGATCGACGAGGACAACAGCGTCTACCAGTTCTCCGGTTATGGGCCGATCAAGGCCGTGGATGCGCTGTATGAGCGCGGTTCGAGTTTCGGGGCGGCCATCGGCGATTACGCCGACTATGCAGCGTTGGTCGCGGCCGACATTCCTGCCGGGCGGTGGGGGACCTGTCTCGCGCAGGGCATGATCCGCCTCGGCGCGCCGCAATATGGCGTCATCACCGGCGACGTGCAGGGCGATTATGCCGACGGCATCTTGCGCCGGAAGCCGGGGGAAATCCTGCAGCGCATTGCGGCGCAGCGGTCAATCTCGACCGGCACGATCGACACCGATTCGCTCGATGCCCTCGATGACTTCGCGGCGACCCTTCCCGCAGGCGGCAACATCAATCTGGTCATCTCGGACCAGATCGGGTTCCTCGACCTCGCCAGACGGCTATGCGCGCCTTTCAATGCGCAGGCTGGCTATTCCCTCATGGGCAAGCTGTTCGCCTGCCGTGTCGCGGTCGGAACGCCGACGTTCACAATCCACTCGCAGGGCAAGCGCCTGCCTGTCGTGAGCGATTTCGTCGAGGCCGACACGCCGCCGCCGTTCAAGCGCATCGTTATGTCGGGGAACATCTCGTGGCGCGTTCACGACCTCGCCAACGATGTGGCCTTCTACGCTACCCCGAAAGAGCGCGGCATCTATGACGATGCCGAGACGTATCGCGAGGGCGATATTGTCAGCATCGCGGACGGCTCGCGCTGGATTTATGTGAACCCGACTGCGACGACTGGAAATGATCCCGCTGATGGGAGCGCATACTGGAACCGCATGAGCGGTGCCGCGACCGGCCCGCAGGGGCCGGCTGGGGCTGATGGGTCGTCTATCACGATGGTATTCAAGCGCGCAGCTTCGCAGCCGTCCACGCCATCGCCCGGCCTCACCAAGCCGCCAGCTGGATGGTATGATGATGTCGCATCGGTTCCCGCGAGCAGCGACCCGCTATGGGGCTGCATCGGCTCACAGGACGACCCGACATCGAATTGGGTTTGGTATCTTCCGGTCCAGATTGAAGGGCAGGACGGCGCCCCCGGCACCAACGGCTCCGATGGCGTCACCTATTACACGCACTATGCCTACGCCGACGCGCCCGATGGCAGCTTCAACTTCACGACGGGATCGCCGGGCGACCGGACCTATCAGGGCGTCCGCTATAACCAGACGTCACCGACCGAAAGCACGAACCCAGCCGATTACAGCTGGTCGGCTTATGTGGGGCCGCCGAATTTCGGGCTAGCGGCATTCAATTCGAACACGGTCGTTGCGGGGAACAAGCTGATCAAGGTAGCGGGTTCGGCGTGGAGCGGATCGATCCACTCGACCGAGAGTTTCAAGGGGGGCGCATCGGTCAGCTTTGTCGTCGATTCGACGACGAGCTTCGTTGCCGGACTCAACACCGACCCGACGACCGATGCGAACTGGACATCGATCGACTTCGCGATCAACCCGACCCCGACCAACACCTATGTCTATGAAAATGGCACGCTGAAATACACGCTGGGCGTCGGCGCGAGCATCGGCGACGTGTTCACGGTCACCTATAACGGTCGATCGGTTGTCTATTCGAAGAACGGCGTGCCCTTCTATACGAACAGTTCGCCCGCGGCCGACCTGGCGCTGTTCTTCGATTCGTCGTTCAACTCGGCCAATATCCAATATGGCCGCATCCTGTCCTTCACCGCGGCGGGGGCCGCGGGCACCGATGGAGCGGACGGGAGCGACGGGGCGGACGGCAGCGACGGGTTGCCCGGCCTGACGATCTCGGCAAGCCCGCCGGTCGCCACTGTCGCGCGCACCGCGGGCGGGTTCGCGAAACCGGGGGAACTGCCGCAATCGATTCAGGTGCAGGTGCTCGACGGCGACACCGACGTGACGGCTTCGTGCAGCTTTTCGAAGGTCGATACGGGCAGCACCTGGTCGAACGACGGCGGCGGCGCCTTTACCCTGACGTCGATCAGCGCAGAGGAAGCCTATACGGTCATCACCGCGATCTATGGTTCGCGCGATCCGGTGCCGATCAAGATTTCGGTCGCGCAGCCAAAGGACGGATCGGCGGCGTCGCGCGCCACCGCCAGCGTCACGTCGATGAACGCCAGCGGCACCTATACGGCGATTGCGACGGTCGACATCGTGGCCGCAGCGGGGGCAACGATCAGCGGGAATGCGTCGACGACCTATCTTGCGGCATCGTTTGTCGGCACGGGGACGCGCACGGTGCGCCAGCAGGCGAAGGTGTCGATCCAGAACCTGACCGATGGCGGCGCAGAGGTCGATGGATCGGCGCAGATCGGGTCGGCGGCCTCCTACATCGGCGGCGACGGCCCCTCCGATGTGGGCGCCGTTTCGGCGAGCAATAGCGTCACCAATTCGTCGGGCGCGCCCAAGACGTTCCGGCTGAAATTCTACATCCGCTATTATGACGGCGCGACGACGGCGCAGACCTCCGGCGGGACATACAGCGGCAACATCGAGGCGCAGGTGGCATGATCGCGATCATCGAAGAAGCGACGGGAATCGTCGAGCGGATCGTCATCGACACCGACGGGCTGGACATGGAAGGCCGCGTCGCGGTCGAGGTGCCAGCCGATTATGATCCGGTGGCGGTAAGCCATGTCTGGCGCGACGGCGCGTGGACTTTCAACGAAGCGGGGGCGCTTGCAAGGCTGCGCGCCGAACGCAACGCCCGCCTGTTCGAAACTGATTGGACGCAGCTTCCCGATGTCCCGGAAGAAACCCGCGCCGCATGGCGGGAATATCGGCAGAGCCTGCGCGATCACATGCAATCCGCGGACCCGCTCAACGAAGAGTGGCCGACACCCCCGGACAACCAATAGGCGACATGCGGTCGACGCGCCTGCGCTGTCCGCGATCGACATCACGGCGGCCTGATCGCCTGATCCCGCGGCCACGGCCGCACCAACATCGGAGAATGACAATGCGCAAGATTGCAACGGCGCTGGCCCTGGCCGGCGCGATGATGCTCGCCGCGTGCGAAGCGCCGCAGCCCGCATCGCCCGACACGCACCAGCCGGGCCCGATCGACGAGGAATGCCCGCGCGCCGACGGCACGCCCTGCCGCTGACCTGGCGATGATGATCGTCAAGATCATGGGGGCCTTGGCGGCCGCCCTCGTCACCCTCGCCTTCTTGGCGATCATCTACATTGCGAAGGGAGGGCGTGGGGATGCCTGACAGTCTCGCAAATTCAGAGCAGGTCCGAGCGATCGTCGAACCGACAGCAAGGGCAGCTGCCAGTGAAGCGATAAGGGAATTTGTGTCTACGCATCCTCATTTCGGGCCGCCGCCCGTCAAAGCCGAAATTCCCGCACCGCTCAAATGGGCCGCGATCATCATCAGCGCCGTGCTGACGATGGGCATTTCCGGCGCGGCGGCGTGGGGCGTGAAGACGCTCAACGACTTGCAGCTGACGGTGACGCGCATCGACGAGCGTCAGCAACAGGACACGACCGGGAAACAGGTCGACGAGCTCAAGGCCCGCGTTGCCGCGCTCGAATCCTACCACCGCGAAAGGACTGGACGATGAAGCTGATCGAGGAATGGCGCCAAGCGTGGCGCTACACGTCCGTCTGGGCGAGCGGCGCCGGCATCGGCGTCCTGACCGCCTGGAATATGATGCCGATGGCCGTGCGCGACCAAGTTCCTGACTGGATCGAGGCTCTGGTCGGCGGTGGGATATGGGGCATCGTCATCCTCGCCCGCGTCGTCGCGCAGCCCAAGGCGCAGGAGAAGATCAATGCCGCAAAATAACCGGATCGAGCCGATGGAGGCGCCGAAGTCGGGACGGAACAAGGCCGTCGCCGTCATCGGTGCCGCCGCGCTGGCCGTGACCGCGCCGCTGATCGCCAAATGGGAGGGGAAGCGCAACGACCCCTATCTCGACATCGTGAAGGTGCCGACGGTCTGTTACGGAGACACGCGCGACGTGACGATGGGCAAGCGGGTGAGCGATGCCGAGTGCACCGACCGCCTGTATCGCCAGATCGCCGACCATGCCGCGCCGATCGTGCGCTGTGTGCCGGGATTGAAACAGCCGGGCCGCGAGGCGCAACTCGCCGCGTCGGTCAGTCTGACCTATAACATCGGCACCGCCGGCTTTTGCCGATCGACCGCGGCGCGCCGCTTCAACGCGGGTGATTGGCGCGGGGGGTGCCAGGCGTTCATGATGTGGACGAAGGCGGGCGGGCGCACGGTGCAGGGGCTGGTCAACCGGCGCCGCGACGAGGTGAAGATTTGCATGACGGGGCTGGGCTGATGGTGTCATGGACTACCAAGCCGTGATTTTCCTGATATCCGTACTGTTTCTCGGCATCTTTGCGCGCAGCAATGGCTTCTTCTTTGGTCTTAAACCGGCCTATGCGTTTCTGCTTTTTTGGCGCGACGCTGATCTTAGCTATCCATCTTTTTCGGTTTTCGTCCCACGAAATTCCTACCGCTCCGCTTTTAGGCATCCTTGTGAGCCGCGCATTACGCGCATTGGCACAAGCGTCTACCTCACGGAGATTGGATATCCTGTTGTCGGATCTGACCCCGTTAATGTGGTCCAAAAATCCTCGCGGAGCGCGCCCATAGTGGATCAGCCAAGCCACCCTATGCCCTTTATGATGGTTTCCGAAAATTGTGCCTTGAGCATAGCCGTTGGTTTTTATCGCAAACGCTTGTTTCCCAGCATATTTGGTGTTCCAAGCCTTGCAAACTGCCGATGCGCTGAACAGTCCATTTGGCCTGAACATGCTAACGTCACGATGCTTCCACGTGAGATCTCCCGTTTCTGGATTATATTCAAGAAGCTTGCGCACGATATCAACCGAGGGCAAATCTTTGTCAGCCATGTCGTATCACCTTACGTTCGTGGTCAGGGCCGCACGGTGTTTCCAGCACCGTTGCGGCCCGATTTTCCTAGCAAAAATCGCCGAAAACAGCAAGTATTGGGAGGTGTTTTATGCCGCTCATAATGTTCCGTTATTGGAGACTTATTGGCAGCGCGTTCATATTCATCGCGCTGCTAAGCTACGGGCTTCGGAATGACCACCTTCGCGGCGGCTACAAGGCCAAGCTCGAGGCCGTCGTCCTCGCCGTGGTCTATATTGGCGAGCCGAAGCCCTCGTTCGACAAGCTGCCCGACGCCGTGCGCAAGATCGACAAGGACCGGCAGGGGTTCAAGAAGGAGCGCGACGATGCCCGCGCCGTGGTCGACCTGCAATCGAACAGCATCACCCAGCTTGAGCAAGAGGGCAGCGAGGCCCGCGCGAAGGCAGAGGCAAACCGCAAGTTGGTCGCGGAAACGATGCGCCAGCGTGACGCATGGATACAGCGCGCCCGTGCCGCCGAAACGCGCACCGAACGCCTGTCAGCCGAAGAGGAGCTACGAGAATGCGAAGCCGTATTGGATTCGTTGCGACAGCAGGGCTTTTGATCGCCGGCTGCGCGGGGCAGACGCCCGAGCCGCAGATCATGTTCAAGCCAACGCCGGTGGCGACGCCGGTGGGTTGCGTCGTTGATCGGCCGAAGCGCCCGCAGAAGCTGCTCGAGCGCATAAGCGATCCAGAATGGGAGGCGTTGGCGCCCGGTGCGCGCGCGCAGGCATTCAAGGTAACGGCTGGCGAGCGGATGAACTATACCGAAGAATTGGAGGCCGCGACTTCGGCCTGCAAAGACGCGCCGAGCCGCTGACATGCCCGCCACCCCCGCGCGCATCGGGTTCATCACCCAGCCCTACCGCAAGGCCCTGACCGACGTCGACGCGACCGTCGAGGCCGCATATGGCGACCTTGCGCGGGAGACGAAGGCCGACGACCCGATCGAGACGCAATTCGACAGCATGGACGATGTGCAGGCGATGGCCGACGAGCGCCTTGCCCTGCTCTCACCCGAGCGCGGCCGCTTTCAGGCGACGCTTCCGAACGGCCTCGACTTCGCTTTCGGCCTCGACATCACGCAAGAGACGCCGACCGGGACCGTCATCGACCCTGATCGCGATACCGACCGCCCGGCATTGGTGGCCGACATCACCTTCGATCTTCGGCGCGACGCCGCCACCATCACGCTCTGGGGATAATCATGGCCATCGAAAAGCCGATCTTCTGCCTGCCGATCGACCTCGGGACGATCGCGACCGGGAATGAGCGCGACGAGACGCCGGCGGTTCACCTGAACCATCACGAATCCATCGGCCTCGTCTGGCGTACAAACGGCAACAGCAACATGTGGGCGCGCGGGCAGATGACCGCGGCGCAAGCGATCAGCATGTGCTCGCTCATCAATGCGAACGCGCAGGCCGGAACGACCGTTCGCCTTCGTCTCGGGACATCGCAAGCCGAAGTCGATGGCGGCAGCGCGGCCTATGACAGCGGAGCGGTCACGTTCATCTCGCCCGCCGAGACGACCGACAGCGGCCTCTATGCCAGCTTCCAGCAGTTCAGCGAGGTTTCGGCGACATGGTGGCGCATCGACATCGCGAACCATACGGGCGACTTCGAGGCGTCAAGCCTGATCCTCGGCAAGGCCGTCCAGTCGAGCCGCTTCTATGACCGCGGCTGGGAGCTGGGGACGAGCGACCTCGGCTCGTTCGATATGTCCCGCTGGGGCGTCGACATCGAAACCGACGGCATCATCCTCAACACGGTCAGCTTCAAGCTATCGTGGGTGAGCGAAGCAGAGTTCACAGCCTCGTTCCGCCAGATCATGCGCCAGGCGAAGCGCAAGCCGGTGTGGCTCCTGTTCAACCCCGAAGCGGTGGCGGGGCGGCAGGCGCATTTTTACTTCGGCCGCTTCGGGCAGGCCCCGTTCGCGCAGAGCGTTCGGAAACCGGGAACCTTCGCCATGGAGTTCTCGATGCAAAGCGTCATCTGACAGGAACGGCATATCGCGCCGCTGTTGGGGGACAGCGCGGTCGCGAGGGACGCGGGGTGGGCTTCGGCCTGCCCCGCGTTTTTGCGTTTATGCGATTGGGATCAGCCTAATTGCCCTGTGATCCGAAACGTCGTCGCCTCGACCATTGAGACGAGGCCGCCGAAGTCATGCCAGCGCCCATCTGGCATCTTTACCTCGGCGACAGTGCGGGGTTGCTGGTTCAGGTGATCCCATGATGGCGTCCAGAACCGATCGCCGGTATCGAAGTGGCGGAATATGCCCTGCTCGACCGTGGGAACGCCCATCACCAGCCCTCGCTCAACGCGGCGTCGAACCAGTCGATCACCCCGTCATAAATGCGCGAAGCCTGCCTTGCGCTCTCGCTTCCTTCCACTTCCTCCATCTGGCGCACCCCTTGGACCAGACCGCTTTGGTCAAACCCGTCGCGGATCGCGGCGAGAACGATGCGCACAATCGCCTTCGCCTCTGCCATATCGATAGATCGCCCCTCATTGGTGATTTCCCAATGCAGCCGATCAGCTGCGCGTTCGATAACCGAAGCCATAGGAATCCTGCCTTTCTAAAATCGCGGAAGGGGGGATGCCCTTTCCGGTGTATTTTCAGTCTGCGCCAGTTCAGGCGACCTCGACGACCAGGCTCCACTTGAGCCGCTTCGCCATCGCGCGGGCCTGCGGCGTCCAGTTGAAATGCTCCATGACGGCCATGCGGCGGTCAAATTCCGGCATTTCGGCATCGAGGATCAGCGCGCGGTGATGATCGTCCTCGCCCTCGATGTCGCTGAAGTGGATGCTGTCGGCGATATAGGCGCCTCCCTTCGTCTGCCACAGGTCGCCGCCGAACCATCGATCGCCGGCGCTGCGCGGTTGATCCAAGGTGGCGAGCAATCGCGCGGCCGCCTTGACGGTCGGCCCTTCCCTCTGGCCGATACGGATGCTCTCAAATTCGTCGTTCATCGTCTTTCCTTTCGTGCATCGGCGCGGGTCAGGCCACGCCATCCTTTTTCACCTTGAGCCAGCTATCGGACCGACCGCGGACATATGGGGCGGCCGGATCCTTCAACATCAAGCCCTCGCCCCCGCGCGCCCAGACGCGATTCGCCTCGCTGCGCACATCATCGGCGGTGAATAACCAGACGTCCTCCATTATTTCCACCGGAGGGGCCCCCTGCCCCCGCCCGCGGCTTCCCGGCGCCCACTCCCATGATAGCGGGGATGCGGCCGCGTCGCGCATGATCTGTGACAAGCGCGCCTTGCGCTCGATCCACGGCTGGTCGCATCCGCCTGCCTGCCAATCGCTCAGCGGCATGGCATCGAATAGATAAAGCTGCCCGGCATTGCCGCCCGCTCGCCATCCGCGCCCGCACCATTCCTTTGTTGCCGCGAGCGTGCCGTCGACCTGGAACTCGCCATCAAACAGGAATGGTTCGCCGGCGGCATCCTCGAGCAGACCGAGCCAATGGGCGATATGGTCGACCCCTTCGATCGGTTGGCCGCCGCGCGTCCATAGGCGGCGCCTTCCATCGCGACCGGGAAACCATAGCGCGCGCCATCCGTCCCGCTTTTCCTCGCACGCTATGCCGCCATCGGGGACGGCGCCCCGCCACCGGCCCGCGAGCTGGCATAGATCGCGCGGCCGCGTGGACGGGAAGCGGGGAAAGGGGGTCACGCCGCCCGCCTTTCGACCGCGGCCGCCTCGACCCGCTCGACACGGCTTGCAAGCGCGGCAATGGCATGGGCCTGTGCGTCGCGTTCCCGCTCGGCCGCCGCCAGTTTGTCGCGGGCATCGGCAAGCATCCGCTTCGCCGCGTCGCGCTCGGCCGCCACGCGGTCATATTGATCGGCCGCCCGGTCACGATAGGCCGCGAGCTTGTCGCGCTCGCCGCGCGCCTTCATGGCAAGCGCGCGCCCGGTCAACGCCGCGGCATGGCGCGCCGCGCGTTGGCGATCGGCATCGCGCTCGGCCGCCTTATATTGGCTGCGGGCGACAAGGCGCATTTTCCAATGACGATGCGCCAGCTTGACCGCGCGCCGGCGCTTGTCGCGCGCTTCCCTTGCCAGATCGGCGACGCGCAGGCGCTCGCATTCGCTTTCGCGCGCCTGTTCGCGCGCCGCATCCCGTTCCCGGCGCATTTTGAGATAGGCGCGCACAATCCGCTCGCGTCGGTCGCGAGCGCGCGTCGCGCGCGCCGCTGCAGCGTCATCGCGAGCGGCGATCCTTTCGCGCGCGCCAGCCCACGGCCCGACCGTGATATTTTCCACGGAAGGGGGCTCGAGGACCGCAATCGCCTTGATCCGAACGCGGGGACGCTCGGCAATCGCCGCTTCGGCGGCGTCTAGGCGCGCGGTCAACGCGGCAATAGGGTCAATTTCGCCCGATACGGGGGGCTCTGGCGCGATTTCGGGCGCCGACGGCTCAACGGGCGCGATCGGGGCGCCTTTGCGCTCCACGGCCGCGACAGACCGCGCTTTGCGTGCCTTAGGTGCATCGGGAAGCGCAATGCGCCCCTTGTCATCGACGCAAGGCATAGGGTCGGACCATTGCCCGTCATCGCCCATTGTTTCGACCGTCACCGGCGCCTGATTGCGGCCGGGCATCGGGACGCAATAAGCGCCATCGGCATAGACGCCGGGCTTTTGCTCGGGCGCGTCAACCGGCGCTTCAATCTGCCCCACGACCAGCCCGCGCGGCCCTTCCGCGTCGACGACCAGCGCCAGCCCGTCAATCGCGGGCAATCCGCATCGCGTCGCATAGTCGCGCAGATATGCCACGCACTCGCGATTGGTCGCCTTGCGGGGCTTGTCGGAGCCCTTCCCGCAAGCGCGATCGCCGGTGAACGGCTCCACGCCGAAAAGATCGGCGGCGCGGCCGGGCGCCGGCTTCACGTCGACATATTGCACCGGGCGCGGGCGCGGCAATGCGCCATCGGTCCGAAGCGACATAACAATGCCGGTCCAATGCGGGGCGGCCGAATCCCGCAAAAGGAACGGCGCGCCGATCGGCTCGGCGAAACCCCCGCCCTCAACCATTGCCGCCGCGCAGATTGTCAGGCGCTCGGACATTTTGGCGAACGGCTCGATAACCGGCGCATCAAAGGCGAACGCGATAGGGGCCCCATCATATTCCGCCAAGAGGGGGCGCGCGTGCGGCGCCGGGTTGACCTGCCCGGCCATGATCGCGCCGGGCGCGGCCTCAATGCGCAAGGTGCGATATTTTTCGCCCTTTGCGGCCGTCGCGCAATGCGCCGCCAGCTCGGCGCCGGCAACGCGAAGCGCGGGCGCGTCGGCGGAAAGCGACGGGACAACGCGGCGCCAGTCAGGAAAAGACCCGTCAATCAGCTTGAACGCCAGCCGTTTTGAGCCGGCGACCGCTTCGCCGTGGAGCGCGTGGACATTGATCGCGGCCGATTCCTCGCCCTTGAGCATGGCCGCAATCCCCTGAATTGCCCGGTCGGGGGCAATGGGCGCCATGTCGCCGCAATCGACGGCATTGCCGCGCGCAATGATAGACATGCGATGGCCATCGGTCGCGACCAGGCGCAATTCGCCTTCCGTCACGTCAAAGCATATGCCGCGCAAATAATAGCGCGTTTCCTCTTTCGACATTGCCGGCGCCAGCCGGGCGAGATCGGCCGCGAGATCGGCGGCCGCATAATTCACCGAAAGGGGGGTATCCGACGGCTTGCGATTGAGCTCCGGCCAATCTTTCGCGGGCAATGTGTTGAGCGTCGCAGTCGCGCCGCCGCCGCTGAATTTTGCGCGGCCGTTCCCGATGTCGACAATCGTCAATGTTCCATCTTTCGACTTTGCGGCGCGCTTGGCAAAGTCGGCGAGCGTCGCGCGGTCGACCAGGAACGCGCCCGGGCTCGATACCGTCGCCGCGAGCGTCACCGTTCCGAATCGGTCAAGGTCGGTGCAATCGAGCGTTACCGTCGCGTCGGGGCGCGCTTCGATACGCACGCAAGAAAGCATAGGGACGCTGCAGCGCGCTTCCCATGACGCTTTGCGAAGCCATGCCAGAGCGTCGACCAGCTGGCGCGCGTCAACCGAAAGGGCGGCGAAAGCGGGCGCGGCCGCGTCAATATTCGAATTGTGCATTTTTCCTATCCTTCATTCATAAGCCAGGCTCATCAGGCAAGGGGCGGCTAGACCCTTGCGACCGGCGCGCGGTGGCGCCGGTTTCGCCGGAATTATCGCGGCATTGCCCCGCGGAATCGGACAATTTTTGTGCGAACCTTCGCCGTGGCGAAAGTATCATCTGGCAAATATTCGAGCGTTTCCATTCCGTCCGCTTCGAATGTGACCGGCACAAGCGCGACAAGCGTCGGCGCTTCGCAATGGCCGTGATGTCCCATAAGCGAACGCGCCGCGGCAATATGCTTGCGAACGTCGCTGAAAGGCGGGTTCATAATCACGCGCGGAAATTCAACCTTGCCGCGCGCCTCAGAGGCATATTCCAGAAAACATCGGTTTATGACGGGCCCATATTTATACAGACCCGATGCAAGTTTTATATGCCGCTCGATCTGGCAAAGCTCATAGCGACTATGGCCGGCGTCGAGTAGGGCGCGGGTTAGGTTGCCCGTCCCCGCGCTCGGCTCGAGCGTCAAATAATCGCCGCGCCGCCCTAAATAGTCGACCATGCGAGCCGCGACGTCGGGGGGCGTAACGTGGCACTCGGTTGCGCGGTCAACCGCGACAATTTCAGGTGCTGGCGCGACCGTTAGGGGCGCGAAGTCGCCGCGACGCTTTACCGACAAGCGCAAGGGCTTGTCGGGGCGTTTATAGACTGCCGGATTCATGCCGCGCGCTCCCGATTGCCCTTGGCGTCAACATCGGCACGCGCGGCGCGCTCGATCGCGTCAAGATCAAGCGGCAATACCTTCGCCGGCTTGTCAGTTATATGGACAACCGCGTTCGGTTTATAGAACGCGCCGCCGCCGGTATAGATACGGATCCGCGCGACTGGCACGCCAGTTTTGACCCGCTCCATTGCGCGCCATACTTCGCGAACCCGGCGCCCGTCCGCGTCGATTTCGATTGTGGAGAGGACGGAATAAGACCCGCCCGAGTTCGCCGAGTAGGTGGCTTGCGTGAGCTCTTTAACCGCATTCGATTCCGGCTTTTGATGCTCTTTGCAGCTGGCCATCATTTGCAGATTCCATATGCGCTGCAGCTGTTCGGCCTGGCCGCGCGTCGGATTGACCAGCGGCAAGGGCGCCGGTTTATTGGACGCGCGCCGCTCTTTCTTTTCCGGCACTGTGTAGCCGCACGCTTGCATAACGTCGCGCCATTCGTCCTCGCTTAATTCCAGATAGGTTGCGCTTGCGATATGGAGCGGCAAGGGCACGGCGCTTTCGAGCTGATAATAGCCCGGATCGGTCGCGGTCGCCTTGGGGCTTTCCGCGCCATGCTCGCGAGCGAAAGCCTGCAGAATGACGGGCGTCAATTCGCCATCATATCGCGGCACGTCGCCCAGCATAGAGCGCTCAAAGGCAAGGCGGTTTAGAACATGCTCGATCCAGCGGCGCCGCGTCGCCCCGTTGATCGCGCGCTCAGCCCCTGCGATACATGCCGCGCGGGCTTCGGCCGGCGATATTTCGCCCTTGTCGACCTTGGAATAAAGATCATAGCTCGACCAGGTTTTGCGGCTATCCATATTGCCCAGCGCATAGCGAATCTGATCGTCGCTTGTCATTTTCTCCCATATCGCAAGGGCGGCGTGCGCCGCGTTGATTCCGCGCTGCAGGTCGCGCAATTCCGCTAATAGGGTCTTTATGCGATTGGCGCGGGTTCGCGGGTCGTTTTTCATGTTGGCGAAGCATTCAACGCCAGTCGCGCGATAAAGCCAGTAATTGGCCGCCTTTTCGGCTTTGACCGCGGCCGATTGTGCCGAGTGCATCCGCTCTTGCGTTTTCCGGGCTTTTCGCTCGCTATGGTGGCCGACAAGGATAGGTTGCCCCATGTAAAAGGCTTGCGATAGATCGTCGGCGCGCTGGGCGTGGGCGTGCGCCTCATTGTGGCGCTTGTTGGCGATGGCCTCGAGCCTTTCGGCTTTGATCGCGGCGCGCTCGGCGAGCGTCATCTCTTCGGCTTCAATTTCGCCGGCGAGCTCGGTTGCCAGGTCTTCGCGCTCCGGCGTCCACTTAGGCGCAACGAACAATTCCTGACGCGGCGCCCATTTGAACCCGGCCGCTTTGACGCGCGCATAGGTTTCCGCGTCGAGACGCGATGACGCATAAAGGCGGATCTTGTTATCTTCGGGCGAATAGGTTGCGGTAAAAGTCGTCATCTCATTTCTTCCTTCAAAAGCCCTACCATCATCAGACGCGCCGCGGGCAAGCTGGCGCATGACGGGGGACAAGCCCCCGTTTCGGCTTTAGCGGCGCTTGCGGCGCCAATAGGTAGGACGGGCGGCCATAAGCACGGCATATTGGTCAACCGCGCGGGCGATAACATCCCGCTCGAGCATCCCCCCATGGCGCCATTCTGCTTGCCCGGTGACAGCATCGGCGCGCGCTAGGCCGATATGGACATAAACGCGCCATGCCTTGCGCCCGTCATCGGCGCCGAGCCCCGCAATGCGGGCGAGCTGATCCGCGCCCGATGCTTCGGCCGCAATGAGGCGCGCGGCCATATCTTTGCATGACTGCAGCATTAGCGGGCACTCCCATAGGTATAAACCGGGTCGCCGCGGTCAAAGCGCTCTATCTTGGATCCGGCAAAGGCGCGCAATGCATCCCGCAAAGCGTTCTCGCGGCGATAGTCAAAGCCGATGGGCTCGCCGCTGATCCAGGCTTTGCGGGAATCGGTGAAAACGCCAACGCCGAATTTATTGACAATGAAGAGCCTATCGGCGCCCCATTCAGCGCAAGCGGCAACAATCCGCTTGGCATAAACGCGAACCATAATGGTCGACCGGACGGGCTCGAAGAGCGTGGCGACGGCCGGACAACCTTTGTCGACTGGCTTTAGGGCGAATTGTTCGGGCGAAGACATTAGCGATTCTCCTCGATCATGCCGCAACCGTTCGGG